ATGGGGGTACGCGGCGGGGTGCGCCCATAGCCGACTGTACTCGACCCGCTGGTAGGAAACGCTGGTTATATAGAATATTTCGAAAGTTATTGAAATGAGATTCATTATCTTTCAGTGCTTCGGCTACACGTGTCATAGCCTCGCGGAAAGTTTCCCCCTCAGACCTGTACTTCTGGGCATGAATTTCCTCAGAAATTGATAGGGTTGGTCCGTATTCGTTTTTTATCATTGATTTGCTCCTCAAACTAAATCTTTTAAGTCAGGGGCTGCGTAGTGTGGCCCCTTTAGTACCTTTCCGTCTTCTCGATAGATTGGTTGCCCATCGCTACCCAACTTGCTCATGTTGGATGCGTGGACACGACGAACTGCTTCGTCTAAATCCCAGCCGAATGTGGCTGCGAAACCGTATGTTACGTAGACAAGATCAGCTAATTCCTTCAGTAGGTTTTCAGGTGTATTTGCATCTGCTACTTCCTGAAATTCCTCATCCAGAAGATTGAAGCGCAGCATATCCTTGTTGCTACCCTTCTCCCAAGTGTGGCCCGTAGATTGTCCGTATATACGAGCAAACTGCTCCACCATATTCAGCGGTGTCTTGTTTAGGTAAGTATTTGAATCTCTTATTAATTCATTGTCGTGGTCATAATACTCAAATGCCACGATATCATCCTTTGAAATCATGTTGGTTTTCCTCGACCTTTTTTATTAATCGGTCCAAGTACCAACGCGCCTTCTTCAGGTCTTCTAAGCCATTCTTATAGGGCCACCGCCAGAGGTACTTGAAACAGTTCTGCCAGCAATAGGCTTCGTGGCTAGGGATATCACAGCCCTCTGCCATAGCTTCCATTGCGTCGATGCACTCGATATGGCTACCGTTGTAGTGTGGCGGCTTCTCCACCATATCTGGAGTTACATAGCTATCAGCATTCATTCTATTTCTTGAATGCATTAGTGTAGCTTCCTTGGAAATTTAACTACTTTAGCATCTGCAATAGCTTCCAGAAGTTCGTCGTCTGGCTCGAAGTCTATTTCCGAATTATTGTATTCTTCCAGTTTGCTCAGAATACCGCCTACAAAGCGTAGGTAATCCATGCCACCGTCTAGGACTAGGCAGAGGCCATTGTAGATGTCTACAAGTGTCTGAGCTTGTTCTGGGTCTAAGTCTTCACTAGTGTGCTGCGCAGAGGTAATGGAGAGCGTTTCAGCTTCTTCATCCAAGCTAATGACTAGCGTTATGCTATTTTCTGGTAGGTCTTCTGTCACGTTTTGCTCCTGCTAATTTAAAAAAGTGTTCTGCGTCCATGACAGCCAAGGGTTTCTGGCGATCACCTTTAATAATTGCCACTGGCTCCGCTCCCTTCGGACAGTTCTCAGCGGCTTGATCCATAACTTTGTAGATGGCGAAACTCTTGAAAGCCTTACACTCTACAGAGTATGGGAAGAGGCGTCTGGCGGCGGGACTTAACTGAATGTCCTCACCGCCAGCCCCCATCGAAGTGCTTCTGACATCGTCAGGGAGGAGCAGCCTTGGGAATAGAGCGAGAATGCGGTCTCTAACCCATTGCTGATGTCGTCGGCCCTTCGCCTTGGCACTGGATGTTTTTATAGCCATTTAGGGGGTTCTAAGAGGCTATATTCGCCCCACCCTGTGCCAAAGTCCTCTTTGTCGATTGCTTCCTTAATAATCTCCAAAGTCTTATGCATTTGCTCCGTAGCCTTCACCAACAACTCAGGGCTGACTACGTGCATATGACTTACGTAGGGAGCAGACTTCTCCACCGCTATGAAGTGGAAGCGATCCACCTCGATACCGCCAAGATTACATACGTAAAGATAGAAGGCTGCTTGAATTGGATACGAGTATTTCCAGCACTCTGAGGCGAACCCCTTTGGGCTTGCATCCTGTGTGGTCTTAATATCGTAGACAATTCCCTCAGAGGGTATGTACAGGTCGGGTCTCGTCTTGAGTATAAGTCCTGTGTTTTCACACTCGGCAAAGATACTGACCTCGTTTACTCGATCTTTGTGTCTCAGGGCATCGTGGCATACTTTATTCTTTAAAGTCTCTGCCGCCATACGATTAGCCACGTGGTATTCTACTTCCGTAAGTAATACCTGATCATGCTCTAGGTCTTCCTGTAAATCCTTAAAGCCTTTGGAGTTGCGGGTCTTTGGTCCCTTGACTACTAGGTCACGATCTTCCTCTAGTAATAGAGCGTGGACCGCCGTACCCAAGTCGAATGCCGCAGAGGTCTTCCGCTTCTCACCTTTCCAGTGAGCCACTGACTTTTTGAATACTGTCTTTACCGCCGAAGAGGATATACCACCTTGCTGGTGGTACACCTCATTAGACATATTCTCTACAACGCCCATTATGCTACGTCTGCGTCTAGAGCCTGTTCTACCTTGTCTACTATTGTTGCGGCCTCTCCGACCTCACGCTCAATATTCAATGCCTCTTTATAGGCTTGGTTGATACGAGCGTTCTCATCAGTCACCAACTTAGTGACGTAGGCAAGACTATCATACGTCATCTGGTCCATTGGCAGCGGGTTTGCAAACTGTGGATTAAAGCGCATTACGTAATAGGTTTTACCGTAAGAGTTCTTCCGCTTGTCGATGGACAGAATACTCTCAAAATCCCACAAGTTCATACCATTTGGTAGACGCTTGATTACATCATGCCAGAATGGTCCATAGTTTTTGCGTTTAGTCTCCAGCTTGAATGGCTGGTTTTCAATGGCTACTTCATCACCATCGATGGTCTTACCTGTATACGTAATTAGACCACGAATTACACGGTAGCGATCCATACCTTCATACTTCTTACGCTCTTCAGGAGACATAGCCATCAATGTTTCAAACTCTGGCATACCACAGGCAAAACCGCCCAGCATATCGCGGGCCTCTTCACGCTGGCTTTTAAGAAGAATGCTTTTATTTACTAATTCTTTGTCATCCCAGTGTTGATACTGAATATGATTACTAAAAGCTCGAATACGTACATTTTCTGTAGCATATACATGACTGCTCACAGGGCTATTCGATCCTGATTTAAGATAGAATGATCCTAATGGGGCATCATCTGGTTCATAGTTCATTTTAAGAGTGGGGATTGTCGGTCCCGACTTGGATGCTGCACCAAGTTGTGCTGCGATTTCTTCCATTGTGTAGTGATTTTCTTGTACTGCTAGTTCTGACATAACTAATTCCTCAATAGTGGACTTACATTATACATTAGTTAAGTGCTTCAATCAAGCATATTCCTCTTGATCAAGCCAATTTGTCCCACGACTTATTTCTATTTCTAGAGGAACTACTATGCTGTAATTAAATCGTTTTTCTGCCTCTTCTCCGACCTTCGTCATCGCCTCTGTGAGTATTTCTTTGACGATTTCTTCTTCATCAGGATGAGTATCGACGACGATGCTATCGTGTACCGTGAGTATCAGCTTTGAGATCAGGTCTTTTTCTTTGAATAACCTAAAAGTTCTTATACACGCCAACTGCACTAGGTCTGCACTGAAGCCCTGTACTGGGTAGTTCAGTATCTGCGTAGCCTTGGTCACTCGATTGTTTCGAGTACGTATGACGTTAGGCCAAAAGTACTGGCGACCAGATGGTGTCTCGACAGTGCCATTCTTCAGCGCACCTGTCATAAGAGATTGGTGCCACGTGTAGATGCCATCGTAGATTTCATAGAAACGGTCAAAGTATGCCTTGATATGCTCTGGTTGACCTGCGCCCGTACCCCCAAACAGCGGCTGGAAGCTAGCCCACTTGTGACCCTGCCTCTCTGCCTTACTCACCTCTTCAGGAGACTTCTGTAGGCAGATACTCGCAGTCTGTCGGTGTATGTCCTTACCTTCGATGATGTCGGCAATGCCCTGACCATCCCGCGACAACTCACAAGCCGTTCTAAATTCAAGACCTGAGTAGTCACTTTCTAAAAGTAGACCGTTTTCGAACCGACTTACAAAGCACTTACGTACAGGAAATCCTCTCTTAGGCTGGTTCTGCAAATTTAATGACATACCGCCGCCCGAAGAAAGGCGACCAGTAGAGGCGATGCACTGATTAAAGTTTGCGTGGAGAAGACCCGTAGATCGTGTACCTCGTTTAATACCTGCGACGAAACTATCTAAGTAGACAGACACGGCACTCAGGCGAGAAAGTTTTGTGAGAAATTCTACGGCGATATCTTTCTTTTTACGCTCTGCCTGACGTATCAATGACTGAATAGTCTCCTTATCAGTCTTAAATCCGTTGATACTAGCGTCATATGGTGAGCTTGGAGATAACTTCAGCCCCGCTACTTCCCCAGTAGATACGTAAATAGCACCTAAACCCTTACACGGCTTGCATTTAGTACGGTTCTTGTAGGGGTCACCTTGTATACGATACTTCTTACCATTCTTCTGTCGAGTGATCTGCTTGTATTGCTGAATGGAGCCTACGCCATTACAGTCTCTGCACTTGTGTGCCTTGGTGCGGAATACAACTTTAGTAGTTGCGCGAACAGCATCCACAAACTGATTGGTACTCATATAAGGTGGTCTGAGAGGTTTGCCCTCATCGTCTGTGAATATGTTAAACGTCTGTCGGTGTATGTCCTTGTCTATTACTTCACGTGAGTAGATGACTTTGGTCATGTGGACACCACTGTTAAAGTTTACTGGCTCGTCGCCCATGACCATTTCAGCGATTTCTCTCAGCCGCTTCTCCAGTTCCACCTTTTCGGCTTCAAACTCCTTTTCCACCTCTAGTAGAGCGTCCATGTCTATCTTCACGCCATTCATTTCTATTTCGCATAGAAACATCAGCATCTCATTCATAAATGGGATTACTTTCTTCAGGCTCTGATTGTGTTCACGCTCGAAGATTTCTTGCTGCGCGAGGTATAGCTCCCCAGTGGCTCTGACATCGGCCTCGGCATACTCTATTACCGTATCTAGTGGCATTGCCTCGAAGCCTGTACCACTCTTAAACAACTCATCAATCAGGTCTGATTTCTTGATGCTCTCAGTCTTACGTCTGATGGCACTGTCCTTCAGCGACAGACCTCTGTTCTGCCCCTTGGCTAGTAAGTACTCTGCTATCATCGTGTCGAATACTTGCGCAGGTATGTCGAAGCCCATTTCCTGTAGCCACTCTACATCAAACTTTGCGTTGTGGCAGATAAGCAAGTCAGCTTCTGCGAGGTGTTCTCTTAGTTGATCTATGCCGTCAGGATATGGCTTCTCGTTGTGATACCATACGTCATTATGTACGTCCTCTACTGTCGTGTCAGACAACCAGCCGTAGTGGGCCGATACACATCTGTTATTTGGGTTCTTCGGGCTGTTATCTATGCGCCCTTCTATACGCTCGACGGTGGTCTCTAAGTCTAGTACTAGTTTCTTCAAAAGTCTGGCTCCCCATGCTCGTCAAAGGTAGGCCGTCTATATTCTTGCACTCTCGCGGCTACCTCTTGTGGTTTTTTCTCAGCCATCACACCAAATTGTCGTACCTGTAGTTCAATGTGTGGCGGTAATCTGGCTTCACACTTCATAGCGCGAAGTCTTATGGTCTAGCTGACACATGACTGTGCCATGCCACCCTGAGATTTTATTCTTCATCACCGTAATCCAGCGCGAAGGATCGTCAGGGTTTTCCTTGTCATTCATCTTACCTAACCCCAGCA